GCACCCTGTTGGTGCACACCTCATGTTAAACTACGTTTAACTCCACCTGTTATGTTAACTGTAACAACTTCTAGAGAACACCCAAGTTCCTTTGTCACTGACGACTGTGAAGCCGTTGGTGGCGAAGATAACTTTATATGGCCTCCAGCATTCACGCTTGATTCTTTTACAGAACCCTATACAGAGTTCTTTCAAGAGATCACGCCGAATGATGAAGGGAGTAAACATAGTTGGAAGTCCTTCGAGAACTATAAGCTCTCATCAGATATTCCTACTATGTCTTATTCTATCGTTCCGCATGGTAGAGATTTCGGGTATTTATACTCGTATCTTTCCAAGCATAGCGATCCGTTCTACGGTGTTCCCTCTAATAGTTACTTTGGGTCACTAGGTAGATTCAATTCGAATCTGCCTAGTATGTATAGCAAACGGCCGGATGGAGGTTTCGTACCTGCACCTGACGACCTTGATGCGTTACGTCAACGAGCGTTAAGCTCGATGATGCCTCGCCTAAAGGCCGAACTGAGTCTAATTAACTCTTCTATAGAGTTAAAAGACTTCGTTTCCTTGCCACACTCTTTGAAAACTATATACGAGACTTTTGCCAAGGTTGGCATCGTGCGTACTGCGAAGAACGCCTTTAAGACGTTTAAGCAAGTTGTCAAAGAACTGACCCACACATCGGCTGATAGTTACTTGCAACTCAAGTTCAACCTTCAGCCCTTGTTATCTGATATAGAAGGAGTTTTCTCCTCTATACACAAGCTCGAACGTCGTATAAACGACATCGTAGCTCGTGAAGGATCCGTCCAAACTAGGCATTTTGCCTTTGCTTGGAACGAGTTCCCTGATGTCCCGACAGATTCTAGAGTAGTTAATACTGCTGCCGTCAGCGACTTTTGGTCGCAAAATGGCGTACATTATAACTATTCTACTACTGCTGAGCGTCAGGTGTTTAACTCGTCGTCCTGGTTCCATGTTGAGATGAAGTTTAATTACAATTTTACTTCATACCAACGCGAGCATGCTCGCATTTTGGGGTTGCTAGATAGTCTGGGTGTTAACCTTAACCCTCAGATTATCTGGAATGCAATCCCTTGGTCCTTTGTAGTTGATTGGGTTATTGGCGTAGGCCAATGGCTTGGTCAATTTCAAAGACTTAACTTAGAACCACAGATAAACATAATAGACTTCTTATGGACTGTAAAACGACACAGAGCTATACATATGCATACGAAAGTAGGCAATGCATGGCCCGGTATTGGTTTTTCAGAACCCGTTAAGAAGCTCGTGTGTGTAACTAACGAAACGTCTTATAGACGTTCCGTTGGATTACCACCCGCCGGCTCAATACTATTGAGCGGGCTGAGTTCTACCGAATTCAGTCTGGGAGCTGCGTTGATATTAAGTCAACGTAGGCGCCACAAATAGAGTGAGTAGTACTCATTCGAGTGGTTCTCCACTATAAACAAACATAAGCATGCTAAGTAATACACTTAACACGAACGAGATCAAAAACAGTGCTGGGACAGAAGTTGAATTTCAACATCTGGACCAAGATGGCCGGTCGCATGAATTCGCGCAAATTGCCGAATCTCCTGCGCTTCCGCATCGACTCAAGATTCAACATCTTGAATCCGGTACGGGAGTTAACAAGCGTAGACGTTCAGTAGTTCGATTTGATAAAACTATCATGTCGACTGTTGATACGGCTTTGCCTGTTACCATTTCTGCATATGCCGTTTTAGATGCACCTATTGGTGCTCTATTGGCTAGTACAGAAATGGCCCATGTGCTCGCCGAACTTATGTCGTTTTGTGCCTCTTTAGGCGCATCTACGACTATATTGTACGACGGCTCAGGGAACGGTGCATCCGTGTTACTCTCTGGTGGTTTGTAATCACCTGAGAATACGCACACTGATTATGCACACTGCTGAAACATACTTTTGGTTTAATTACCTAGGTGCGTTTTGGTTAGTGTGCATACTCGTTATCTACGCTTATTGGTCAGTTCGCTAGTGTCCAGGCGAAGTACGCGAAATCATAGTTCGTAATCGTATTCACATCAACATTGATGCGCATCGAATACACTATGGTTCCTAACGTATAGCCTGTAAAACTAGCTGCTGGACCGTAAGGGCCTCCTGGCGACGATGTCAGAATATAGAGGTTTTGCATATTCGGTACGTACACACTGTACGGCCGTTTCTGCTTACTTCCATTCTGTATCGACGGTAGGACGCTCGATCTTATTATACTATTCATAGTATTGTGAGGTTGTTTAGTTAACGTTCGTTCGAAGAATCGTGGAGTGTATGCATGCTCTAGGAGATATACCTTATGGTTATCGCTAAGAGCCTAGATGAAGTTGAACTCATCGCTGCACTACTCCACGACGTTCAAACGTCGCATGGAGTTGTGTTTAACAATAAGACACGTAAGCTCACTCTTAATAAAGTGAGACAGCGTGTCTCTTCGGAAGGTATTAGTTTTCTAACGAAAACTATGCCTCGTCTTGGCAAGGCTTTTGATAAAGCCCTTTTAGAAAACACTAAGTTTGACTGTACCAACATAGGATTTAAACCCTATCTTGATACTAAACTTCCGAGGTTTCTCGGTGAGTTATTCAGCTTAGTCTTTTCACCAGACGGTGCAGTACTTCCGGAGCCGTGTGTCCATTGCATCAAGCAAATAAGACTAGTTTTGTATTCTTTTTACAAATACAAGCTACCTAATTCACATGAACAAGAACAACAAGTCGTCGAATCGTTTATTAAAACGGAAGACGACCTTTCGGTTGTCAAACTCCAACTTGGAGAAATCCAAGCTGGACTTGATAAAAGCGTTACCTCTCGTCGGCATAGGATTAAAACTATGTCTACGATTGATATCGCTCGTGAAGCAAAAATATTACTTAGTAATATTTTTACTTATTTTGATCCTACTGACATCGTGCCGAGGCATGGCCCTGGATCTGTCGCTACCAAGCAACAGCTCTGGAACAAGTTTCGGTGGACGAATATCAGTAAGACAATCACAAACCAATATCCTATTGATGCATATTTTTATGCCTCTCTTGGACATGTTTGCGACGAACTCAATGGATTAGCATCCATTAAGGACGAGTGTCTTCCTGCTCGAGTTTTACTCGTGCCGAAAGACTCACGTGGTCCCCGACTTATCTCTTGCGAGCCCGTTGATTTTCAATGGATTCAGCAAGGATTAGGTCGAGCTATAACCGAGTTAGTAGAATCGCACCGTCTTACCAAAGACAATGTGCGTTTTACTGATCAACAACCTAACAGGTTTGGAGCCTTGGTCGGCTCTAAACAAGGAAGGTATGCTACCCTAGACCTCAAAGAGGCTTCGGATCGTATTAGTGTTGATCTAGTTCGCCTGCTATACCCTGAGCATATTTTTAAATATCTCATGGCATGTAGGAGTTCATGTACTCAGTTACCAGATGGCAGGATCATTCAACTAGAAAAGTTCGCACCAATGGGTTCAGCTTTATGCTTTCCCATTTTGGCGCTTACTATCTGGTCGATTCTCGCTGCTGGTATTGAGGATGCAGATACTCTTGCGAGTATCTACGTGTATGGTGATGATGTGATCGTTCCAACGGCTTACGCCGCGAACGCGATCGAACGACTCGAATCATTTGGGTTAAAAGTTAACCGTGATAAGAGTTGCACTAGCGGATTCTTTAGAGAATCGTGTGGCTTAGATGCCTACAAAGGCACAGAAGTCACTCCAGTTCGTTTTCGAACTGTCTGGTCATCAACACCTTGCCCTAATGTCTATACAAGTTGGATAGCTTATGCTAACCAACTCTTTGATAGACAGTGCTTCAACGCATACGATTATATCGTAGAGCATCTTTTCCATATATATGGTGAGATACCCGATGATGACATCTGTAAAAACAGATGCCCTACTCTGCGTGAAGTGCCGCTCGATAGAAGACCTAAACGTCGGCGAACTAATCGTAGTCTGCAAAGACTAGAATATTTCGTTTACGACGTCAAGTCCCCATCAATCGTGAAAGATCTGAAGGGTTGGTCTATGCTCCTTAGGTATTTTACCGAAGGAAGTAGATCTGCTTCTTCAGATTCTGTTCAAGAGAAAGCTAGTAATCGTCGTTTAGACGACTACGCGCTCTTCTCTTCGGCGGACTTTGATGGAACCGAAGGACAACTCGCCTCTATAGACGATGTTGAGCCTTTCAGTGTTAGGTTGTACACACGCCGCCGTACTAGCATGCTAGTACGGAGGTGGCGATGAGTAATAGGTAATTCCTTAATTGGATTACCGGGTCAGGGGTATGCAGAGGCC